GCACGAAGTCACCCCGGAGATGCTCGCTGCGTTCAAATCATCAGCCACTTCGAGGAAGCTCGCCAAGCGGTTCAAGATTTCGTACAACACCTTGGAGCGGTTGCGTCGACGGCACATCGGTACAAGGATTTCCAAAGAGTTGCGACTTACACCGTCGGCCATGGCGCTTCTTCGGTCAAAGTTTAGCAATGTACGCGTGGGCAAAGCGCTGGGCTATCACGCGGCAACCGTGTGGGAGTGGCGCATCAAACTGGGCATTCGCAAACCGACGGTCAAGACCGTGATTACCGAGGAGCAACGCGCAATCCTCAAAGAGTGCGCATCACGCTACGAAGCGGCCAAGCGTCTCGGGATGGCGGTTGACCGCATCAAACGTTGGCACTTCTTAGTACAGGAGGGATACCTATGATTCACCGAGACGACCTACGCTACACTGACGACGTCATAGCCACGCTACAGAGTAGCAACCCGCTCTGGTACATCGCCAATGCGCTCAACATCGATATCGCAGATGTGAAGTACCACTACGCCGAAGTGATGACCATGAGCCACAAAGGCACCGTGCTACCACTGCGCATCGATGACACGCGGTTGACCAGCTTTCGACGGCCTCAGCGACCCTATACAAAGTCTGCAATGATGCCACGCGATCCGCAATGGTACAAAGAGCGCACCGTGACCGAGATTGCCGACGAGCTCGGTCAAGAGCTCACCTTCGTCAAGAGCTTTGTGTATCGCTGGGGATACAAGACGAAGCGAGCAATCATGGGGACACGGTACCGCACCGAGTGGCCAACAGACCCGGCGTACTACGCTGCACGGACTTCGCACGAGATTGCGCACGACCTTGGTCTATCTGTAACCACGGTACAGCACCACACGCGAAAACACGGCATCAAACTACACAGGGCGTACCGCTTCGTCGACTGGCCAACGGATGCGCAATGGTACGCAGAGCGCACGTCGGTGGAGATTGCCAAGATACTCAATACCAACAATGACACCATTCAAGCGCATTGCAAAAAGCACGGGTTAACCATCAAGCCGTTTCGCAAATTTATCGACTGGCCCAAAGACCCGCAATGGTACGCAGAGCGGACACGTCAAGAGATTGCCGACGAGCTTGACGTCAAATACAACGCAGTGTCTCGCCACGTCTGGACATACCGCATCAAATGCAAGAAAGATGCAAAGGCGACGAAATAGCCACTTGACACCGATTCGCATATACGCTAATATACGGACATCCCGACGCGGCATAGATGACCGACGCGGTACAGAAAGGCACCGACCATGATGAAGCACATGACCCCAGCCGAAGCAACCGAGATGCGCACCACGATTCGCGAGCGCTCCGACTCGTTCGTCGAGTTCGCTCTGCAAGTCGCACGCAAGACCGGCGACGTGCTCGCAGTGGAAATCTTCGAGGCTGAGCAGAGCCGTCGCATTACCGCTGCTATCTTGGCAACGGTCGCACCGATGGACGCCATCCCCACATGGAAGGACTAACATGCCAATCCCAGTGACGAGCGCCACCAACCCGGGGCGCTCTTGGTACCGACTGAGTATTCACTTCGATGCCGAAGCCATGGACGCACTCGTTAAACTCACCGAGCGACTGAGCGAGTCATACGGCACCAAAGTTAGCCTGAGTCAGGCAATCCGTACCGCAGTAATTGACACCGAGCGCGAAACGCGCAGCAATGAGGAGAACTTCCAATGAGCTTTGAACTTGACCTAAACGAACTTGGATACACGCCAGAACGCGAAGAGACCGGCGACGGCATCCCACGGATCAGCTGGCTGTCCACCACGAAGACCAAAGGCGTCGTCGGCAAGTTCTACGCACGTGAGACAGCGCTTCCGTCGCTGCTCGCACCGTGGACGCACGACGAGTTGTTCGACGACGAAGCCGGATTTACTGCTACCGACCTGCGCATCATCGTCATTCGCACACGCACCCAAGCGTACAGCGAAGAGACGAACAACGGCATCCGTACCAAGACGTGGCACACGCACTGGAAGCCCAATGCAGGCATGCGTCTTTACACCGAGATACTTTGCTTCATCGAAGGATACGACGATGTTGTGGTGTGGCCAGTGAAGGGCTTGGTCGGTCGAGGTGTGACCGCTGCTCGCGGTGAATCCATCTTCAGCGCCATGCGCGAAGTGGAGAAAGAAGCACGCAAGACGGCCAACCGTGACATCCCTTCGTTCATGTTCTGGACACCCATCACCCAGCCCAAAGATAAGAAGGGTCGCGTGGTCACCATAGACACTGGCTACGGCTCCAACGTCGTCATTCCGCAGGTCGGCTTCGACGTCAGCGCAGTGAACCGCGACTTGTGCGCATCGCTCTACGTTGGCAAAGAGCGCATGGCATTGGCAGCCGAAGCGTTTGCAGAATACAAAGAATGGTCGAAGGAGATGCGGAGCAACGACGAAGCCGAAGCCCCAGCACCCGCAGAGCAGGCCCGCAACGTACCTGCAGCGATGGACGAGGACGACGTCAAACCGTTCTAAGTAGACACGACGAACACCCCATCGGTAACACGGTGGGGTGTTTTTTATGGAGGTTATATGCGATTTGGTTCCGTATGTAGTGGAATAGAAGCCGCGTCGGTTGCGTGGAATCCGCTTGGATGGCATGCAGCGTGGTTCAGCGAAATAGAACCATACCCATGCTCAGCACTGGCACATCACTACCCAGACGTTGTGAATCTTGGCGATATGACCACGCTTCCCGGATTGATTCGAAGCGGTTCCATCGAAGCACCTGAGGTGCTCTGCGGCGGTACTCCGTGCCAAGCGTTCAGCGTCGCCGGCAATCGGCAAAGCCTAAGCGATGACCGCGGGAATCTAACGTTGGTATTCTGTGAGGTAGCGGATGCAATTGATGATATTCGAGACGGACGCGGAGAACAACCCGCAATCATCGTATGGGAAAACGTTCCCGGGGTACTTAACACGAAAGACAATGCCTTCGGTTGTTTTCTCGCAGAGCTTGCAGGCGAATCAACGCCACTCATCGCATCAGGGGGAAAATGGGCAAACGCTGGTATTGTCGTTGGACCACGACGAAGCATTGCGTGGCGAGTTCTTGACGCTCAATACTTCGGACTGGCCCAACGACGCAAACGTGTGTTTGTTGTCGCAAGTGCTCGAGACGACATTGATATCGGAAAAGTACTCGTTGAGTTCGACGGCGTGCAAAGGACTGTTAAACCGAGCCGAGAAACGGGGAAAAGTGATACCCGAGCCACTACGGTCGGCGTTAATGCAAATATCGCAATCGCAAATCAAGGTGACAACGTAGTTGTTGGCGTTCAAAACATTTCTCCAACACTTCGCGCCAATGCTAAGCAATCGCTTATGAGTGGGAGTGGCGAAATAAATTCACCTCTCGCTATATCTATCCAAGGCAATATTATTGATTGCAACCGCGGCGGTGCGCAGGGCGCAGGTATATCAATTGAGAATATAAGTTACACGTTAACTACTGCTGACCGGCACGCTGTAGCTTTTGATCAAAACATCTTATGGCAGGCGCTTCGATATGAGGGCGTACGCATTGCCAGCAATCAAGACACCGTGCCAACGCTCACGTCGTATATGGGCACAGGTGGGAATAACGTACCACTTATAAATGTGCGTCGACTCACCCCACGCGAATGCGAACGACTGCAAGGATTCCCCGACGACTATACATTGGTTCCGCATCGTGGCTCGTTGGCATCCGATGCGCCACGCTATAAAGCGCTTGGCAATTCTTGGCCGGTTCCCGTTGTTCGCTGGATTGGCGAACGAATACAAAAATTTTTTATCGGAGGCATTGAATGATACTGAATGACTGCGAGATAACGCGACTGGCGCTCGAGGGGATGATCGCACCGTTCGCCGAAGGGGTTGCACGGCCCGGCGTCATCTCGTACGGGGTGACGTCGTTCGGGTACGACATGCGGGTCGCCGACGAGTGGGTGTGGTTCGGACCTCCCCCAGGTTGGGAGTGCGATCCAAAAAACAATGACATCACAGCTGATACTGATTATTCGGACGTATTCGTGATTGACCCGGGCGAGTTCATCCTGTGCCGATCGGTCGAGACGTTCGCCATCCCCGAGGACGTCGTCGGCATCGTCGTTGGCAAGTCAACGTATGCACGGTGCGGGCTGATCGTCAACTGCACACCGATGGAGCCGGGGTGGACTGGCCAGCTCACCATCGAACTCCACAACGCGTCACGGCACGCCATCAAGGTGTACGCGAATGAGGGCATCGCCCAGGTCATGTTTTTTCGTGGTGAACGGCCCGCGATCACGTACGCAGACAAGCGCGGCAAGTACCAAGGGCAAACCGGCGTAACGTTGCCGAGGGTGACGCAATGACCTACACACTGCATACCGGCGACTGTCGCGACGTGATGGCGACGCTCCCGGCGGAGTCCGTCGACGCCATCGTGTGCGACCCTCCGTACGGGCTGTCGTTCATGGGCAAGGGCTGGGACTATGGCGTGCCCGGTGTCGACTTTTGGGTCGAGGCGTTGCGCGTGCTGAAACCGGGTGGGCACCTCATCGCCTTCGGTGGTACTCGGACGTATCATCGATTGGCGGTGGCTATCGAGGACGCTGGCTTCGAGGTGCGCGACTGTCTGATGTGGTTATACGGCAGCGGATTCCCGAAGTCGCACGACGTGTCGAAAGC